CTAGGCTTTCCGCTTCCTATTTTTCTTCTGGTCGGGACTATGTCGGGACTCGCTCGCATCGAGCGCGTTGCGGACGTCGTCATCCAGGACGTGCGCATAGCGCAGCGTCGTCTCTATGCGCTTGTGCTTGAGCGCTTCCTTGGCAGCCGCCAGCGATCCCGTGGCGCGGATGATGCGCGTCCCGCGCGTGTGGCGCAGATCGTGGACGCGCAGATTATCTATGCCAGCGTCGGCCTTGGCCTTTTCGAACGGCTTGCGGAGAGAGGTCGGGGTCAGCGGGTAGCGCTTCCCGGCGCGGCGATCGCCGCGGCTTTTCTGACAGACGTAGGTGAAGACAAATTCCTTGCCCTCATCATCGGTCGCTTGGGGCTGCCGCGCGATGATCCCGACCAGCGTATCGGTCAACGGCCGCACGACGAAATCGCCACCCTTGATCCGGGTGACGGCCTGTTTGCGCGGCAGGTTGACGTCGGTCCAACGCAGGCCCAGCACCTCCCCGCGCCGCCATCCCGACTTCAATATGAAATCGACAGCGTCCGACACGTCGTTGCGGATCGCGAGGAACAGCTTCTTTTCCTCGGTCATATCTAATTCGCGGGGCGGCTTTGCGGGCACTTTCAGGAACAGCTTGCCCCACTTGGGCATGGTGCCGACGTCATATTCCGTATCGTCAGCGTGTCGCCAAATCGCGCGCGCGTTCTCGATCTCGCGGTTGATCGTCGCATTGGATCGGCCGTCACGGCGCTGGGCGACGAATATCTGCAAATCCCGTTGCGAGATCTCAGACAATAGCCGGCCTCCGCCCAAACCCTCGATCAGCGCAGCGATCATATATTTGATCGTCGGCCAGCTGGGCAGATGCTCGGCATGTTCCTGATAGAGGCCGCCTGCCTGATCAACAGTAATAGGCGACCGCTGCAGTTGTGGCAGGGCCGCCTTGTGGCGCTCGCGACGTTCAAATTCTTCGGCCTGCCGTTTAGTCGTGCAGCCGGTCGAGCCGTGATAGCGGCGGTGATTTAGCTGAAAATCATAATGATAATGCGGCTTGCCCTTGGGCTTATAGATACTCACGCCATCACCGCCGGGCGTTGCGCTCCGTAAATGGTACAACGACACCGCCGCCAGCTGGCCTTTGGACAGACGTTCGACGGGTAGGATCGGCGGGCGGACATGCGGGCTGCACCTGGCGGAGTTGCTCGACGTATGATTCGAGATCCGCGACACTGTAGCGCACGGCCCGGCCAATCAAAACATAGCGAAGCCGCCCCGCCTGGCGCTCCTTCCGCAAAGTGCGGGTGCAGAGGCTCAGCCGATCGGCCGCTTCGCTTTCAGTCAAAAGGATCTGCTGACCACTCAAGCCGCCTTCCTCTCCTGGCGATCGGCGCGCAACTGTTGGTGGAAGGCCAGATAGTCGTCAATTCCGCTATATAAGCCAGGATGGCCCGGCAGCTCTTCGCGGTAGAGATCGCGCATTTCTTCAATACGGTCCCGTCGCTGCCATATGTCGAATATGGGGTCGATCGCGTCGCCATGCAGAACACGCAGCATGTAGAAGTCCGCGCCCATATTTATGTAGCGCTGGATCCTGCTGCCCGACGCGCGGATTTCTTTCGCCATAGCTGTGTCGTAGCGGGCGATCGTATCTGTCAGCACGGCGATCTTGTCCTCGATCGTCGCGTCGACGCCCTTGTTGCCCCGTCCAGAGACAATGCTGCGCCAGTCGGCAACGATGGACGTCCAGATGCGGATCTCATCGGCAGCGACCTTTTCGTCCATCCGGCCTTTTGCGACCAGGTCGGGATACTGCCGGGCGCGTCGATCGAGGGCGCCCTCGGCTTCCGCCAGCATGGGGGCCAGGCGCGCGCGGATGTTTGCGACCAAGTCCGTCATGCCGTTTCCTCGATCGCCGCGCCAATACGCGCCACAGCGGTTTCGAAATGCTTGGGATTATGCTCGATGCCGACGAAGCGCTTGCCGGCGCGGATCGCGGCGACGCCGGTGGACCCGGTGCCCATGAACGGGTCGCAGATCCTCTCACCCGCGACATTGCGCATGATCTTCGTCATGAGATCGTCCGGCTTCGTCGTCGGATGATCAAAGCGGGCCGCGCCGCGCGGTGAACCGATCCGGCTGACGCGCAGCTTGTCGCTCATGTCGCCCTGCGGGTGATATCCGCGGTTCCAGGCATGGACGTAAAATTCCACATCGGGCCGATAATGTTTGTTGGCGAGGGGCTGCGGATTGGTCTTTTGCCATACGCATAGGGCGTGGCGGTTGAACCCTTGGACGCGGGCGAGCAGCTGGACGAGCTGATCGTTATGGGCGAACACGATCGCAGATCCGCACCTGCGTGGATCTATGATGTCCATGTCGAAGCCGCGATGCAGCCCTTCCGCCATGAGGATATCCATCATCGGCCGCCGCTTGCGATAACGCCCTGCCCCGCTAGCGCGGATCAGATAGGGCGGATCCATGACATCGGCGTCCATGAACCCGAGCGTTGGTCGGATAACATAGGCGTCACCGCAATAGAGGACGGCGATCGGCGCGTCGATCGGGCCGATCGTCATAACTGTCATATCTGAACCGGGCTGAGCCGGATCGAAACCGATCAGGGATAACTGCATCATGCGGCCAGCTTCCGTTCTGATATACCCGGCTGATTGGCGGCGACCAGTGCGTGAGCGACCGGCGGGCAAACGCTGTTGCCGATCGCGCTGATCTGCATAGCTTTGGGCAGGCGGCCGAATTTGCGGTTGCCCTTTTCCGTCGTGTACCAACATTCTGGATCAAGGATGTAGGTGTCAGGAAAGCCCTGCGCGCGCGCCAGCTCACGCGGGGTGAGCATGCGCAGACCGATGTCCACGATTATGTAGGTAACCGCATTGATGGTCACGGTGACCACGGCGAAGCGAGCCTTGGTGGTGATTGTATCCAGCGGACGGTCAACGGGCTGGCTTTGCGAAGCCTCATTCTCACCATCGGTCGCATAATATTTGACGAGGAAGGTGGCGACGTTGGTGGCGCGCTCCATCAATTCGGGCGGCAGATCGCCCTCCTCGACCAGCGTGGTTTGAACGATGCGCTGTTGCGATCCGGTGGCCGTTGCGGTGGAGAGCGGGCGACGGGCATCGCGACCTGCCGATCGTGTGTTGCGCGGCCCACCATTGGCCTGCTCGATATGGGCGGTGACTAGTCCATGGTGCTGGCCGCCTCCGGTGAGTTGCAGCGGCTGCATGTCTCAATGCTCCAGATATGCGCGAGATTCGGACAGAAGCGGCTCGCCCTGTTCCGTTTGCAGAAAGCTGTCCCAGATAGGGTCCAGCGCGGCATCCGTGTCCGCTCGCTCATCAAGGCGGGCCTGTCCGGCAAATCCAGCACCCGACACGAGCCACGCCTGCGCCTCCGAATGCATTCGATAGACGGCGGTCATGTGCGCACGGACAGGCTTTACCTGAGCAATATCGCGCAGGATTTGCGAAACTAGCTTTTCGTCATAGACGACATCGCTGTCTGCACTGAGCGGCAGTTCCAAGCGAAAGGTAAAAGGATCCATCGTATCGCGATCCTTGAACCACTCGACGATTTCAATCAGCGGATCGAAGCGATCGAGCACGAGCCGCAGTGACGCTGGCGTGCCCTTGCGCTGCTGAAACCGGATCGCGTCCGCCACGGCCGCACGCTTTTGCGCTTCGGTCCAATCTGCGTTCCAAAGGTCGAGGGAGAGCCCCCAGGCAAGCCAGGGCAAAAGCGCGGCGGGACAAGTCGCCGGGTTCCAGATCGCATCTATTGCGACTGGCACCCCCGCCAAGCGTGCGGCGATGATCTTGTCGATCGCCACTTCCAACTTTGTCGCATTAGGCGGCAGGATGTTCTTCATGCGGCCACCGTCACGCTGGTCGCCGTGACATTGGCGAAGCCGGTGCGGCCCGGATCGACGTCCGCCGCCGGCAGGGTGAGATTGGTGTTTTCGACGCCTTCCACCTGTAGCGAACCGATGAGGCCTGCGCGGGCGACCATGCGGCCGATCCGGCGACGCTGGTCTTTGTAGGTTTCAAGGTCAGCATTGGCGGCCTGCAATACGATCGCCGGATCAGGCCCGCCTGCAATGGAGAGCGCGGCCGCAATCTGAAAGTCCACGCGGGTCGCGCTGGCGACGGTGACATAGTCGGTCAGGGGGCGGACATCATCGCCCAGCGCCGCGACGACGGCCGCGATCTGCGCCGGCGTGGCAGTCCCATCACCGCTTTCGCTCAGCAGGCTGACCAGCACTTGGCCGGGCGCGGGCGAGGTGGCGACGGCGTCGGCGATCGACACGTCGGCGCTGAGTGCGTGGAAGACATAGGCCGCTTCCGGCCCGGCGACGGTGAATGCGTCGGGAGCCAACAGGATGCGCCGGCGCAGGCGATCGTCGCTTTCTCCGTTCAGGCGCGTGACACCATAGAAGGCCCCCAGATTTTCAAGATCGGCGCCGGTCGCCTTCGCGATCAGCATCGACACGGCCCGTTCGTTGAAATTCTGACGGATCAGCAGTTCGCGATAGGCCCATGCCTCGATCAGCTTCATGACCGGGTCGCTTTCGACCAGGGCGTCGAACGGCAATTCGGCCTCGACCATCAATTGCTGAAACAGCGCCAGCATGTCCGCCTTGATGATGTCGTAGGACAGCGTCTCCACCACCTGCGGCGATGGCAGGCGGGACAGATCAACCGCGACGGACATTGGTGCTTCGAAGGCCATGTCCATCGCATGGCGCGGTCCAACGCGCGCGCGAAGCGGCTGCGCTGGTAGGAGGGGCTGTTACCTAGTTGGCGTCAGGATCGAGCAGGCCGCCGGCTGTTTCCAGGATCAATGCCCGATCATCCTGCGAAAGGCCCAATAGGCGGCGCTCAGGATATTTCGCCTTGATGGTGCGGCCGTCGCGCAGGCGGCCGACACGATCGCTTTCCCCAAATTGATGCACTGCGGCTATCCTCATGCAGGGCAACGCGCAGGGCCGCATATTCGCGGCCCGCTTCGGTGTCGGGTCTGGGTTCTGGCGGCGCGTCCTGCGGAGACGTGAGGGCCAGCGACGCGCCGCTCTGCAGCGCCCTGGTCATTTGTTGGTGGCGGCGGAACGGGCTGACCATGAAAATCTCCTGCGGGGTTTGGCCGCGCTATCCGTCGGCGGCCGACCGGGAACGGACGCATGATGCGCCTCCGCTCTTTTCCGGCCTTATGCTCAGGCTCTGGCGGCACCGGCCCGGATGCCAGTAACCGCCGTCAAAGCCTCTCGGTTGTTACGGACGATCGCCGAAGGTGATGTTTTCGGCCATCACCATGAAATCGGTGTCCTCGATCACATAGCCTTCGTTGACGCTATTATAGTCGACCAGGGACGCCTTGTTTTCCGGCTCATCCTTGATGTAACGGCGGCGCGACCCTTCCTGATAATAGATCGACAGGTTCGAACTGCCCGAACCACCGGGCTGGGCCAGTGGCGTGATCGCCATGGTGCCTTCGGGAAATTTCGGCACGATTGCCGCCGGACGCCCGCCGATCTGTTTGGTCGACATGATGATGTCGTTGGTGACGACGTCGCTGATCGAGCGCCCACCATCGATCGTGTCGCTCAGCGGACGGTTGATCATCGGGAAATATTTTTCGTCGACCAGATCCTGGCTGACCAGCACGACATGTTCGGTCGAGCTGCGCGCCCAGCTGGGCATGCCGGAAATTAGGTCATAGGCCAGCGCATCGATATTCTTGTAATCGCCGTCCGCCGTGTCAGCGCCGGGGCCGATATAGATCGGCTTGGCCGTGCCGGTGGCGGTCGGCACGCCGCCGACATTGGCCGTGTTGCGGCCCATCACGTGCGCAGGCTTCTCCAGGCGCAGCTTCTGGAGCCAGCCAATGTTGACGTCTTCGCCATTGGGGTTCGTGACAGCGTTGGTGCTGGCCGCTGCGGTCAGGCCGTGCCAGCCCACCGAAATACGGCTGAGCGCGACCGAGATCGCGACGTGGCGCGAATAGCGCTGGGCGAAGTCAGGGAATTTCGACCAAGCGTCGATGATCTGCCAGGGCAGCTTGGTGTCGAACTCGGTGTCGTACAGCCGATATTCGCGGCCCTCCGTCTCACCGATATATTTCGGCTTGCGCGGCAGATCCGCCTCCGCCGTGCGGGAAGCGATCATATCCTCGGTCCCCAGGCCGATCACCTGGCCGACAAGGTCGCGGACGCCGATCACGTTGATTCGCTGAAGGAAGGCGACCTGTTCGCGCTGGACATCCTCCAGGCGCTGTTCGGCGGTGGGGTCGAGCGCGAAGCTGCTGTGGACACCGCGCGTGGTGCCGTTGATCTGGGCAATCGTTGCGTAGAGGCCGTCAAGCGCCCGGCGCCCGCGATCGGAAAGAGAGTATTTCGCCATGTGTCAAATCCTTGGAAGTAGCGGCGTGGGGTGCGGTTCGCGGGGCTTGTGGGGTTAGAAGACGCCTGCGGTCTTTCCGGCATTGCCGTCGGAAAGCGGGCGGCGCTGATAATGGTGGGCAGGCGTGTCTTCCTGCTGGTCGGACAGTTTCTTGAACTGCACGGCCAGGCCGTCGACCTCGGTCCGCAATTCGGTCCGGATCGCGCCGATCTCAGTCTTGATCGTCTGCCCGAACTCTTCGAACACGGGTTTCAGCACGGCGAAATCGAAGGCAGCGGAATTATCGTCCGTCCCCGCTGCGGGCTTTTCTTCCGGCTTCGATGGAGCGAATTTCGCTGCGAAGCGATCGAGCATGGCGTCGAACTTGGTCAGCAAGCTTGAGCCGTCTCCACCCGTCTTGTCTTCCGCGAATTCGAGAGACGTGGCTTCATCGCGCGAAAGGTTGATCGTGCCAGGCCGGGACCGGTTGAACTGCAGGCGCTGGGTTGCGATCGACGCGGGACTGTCCGTCAGGGCGCAGCCCATGAGATAGGCGAAGCCCTTGCCGCCGAAATTATCCTCAATCTCGATCGACGGATACACTTTCTGATTGGCGTCGTTCAGCGCCTTTGCATCGCCGGTCACGTCGAAGACGCCGAACAGGCCAAGGCGTTTCTCGATCTTGCCGTTGAAATTGACGTCCACCATGTCGGTCGATAGCGAATCGATATCGCCATAGGCGCGGAACGGCTTCTCACCCGAAATGCCCCGGATATGCTCGATGTTGAGGCGCGCGCCGTAGGTTTTGGGATCATAGCTGACAGGAGCCGCCCAGTGTCCGCAAACCCCAATGTTCCCTCCACCGACGTAATCGAGCAGGTCGAAGCCGATGAAGTGGCGACGCCCGGGCAGATGTTTGCCTTTGGCGAGCCGGAAAGCGTGTTGGATCGCCGCGAACTCGCCCAATATTTCGAGATCTGGCACAATGGCCGATGGTATGAACCGCCCTTGCCCATGGGCAAGCTGACACAGACGTTCAACATGTCGCCCTATCATCGCAGCGCCATCGCGCTGAAGGTCAACCTATTGGTGTCCCAGCAGGTATCGAGCCGGTGGCTGGATAGCGACACATTCGAACGGTGGGCGCTGGATTTCACCCAAATGGGCAACGGCTATCTGGAATGGGTGCCGAACCTGGCCGGACGGCTCGCCCGGCTGCGCCATTGTCCGGCGGTCCATACGCGCGCCGGCGTAGAGGAAGACGTCTATTGGTTCGTCAACGGGCCGCTGGGCGACATGCACAAGTTCGAGCGGGGACGTATTTTCCAGCTGCAGCAGCCCGATGTCGCGCAGGAAGTCTATGGGATGCCCGAATGGCTGGCGGCGCTGCAGAGCGGTCTGCTCAGCGAAAATGCCACGCTGTTCCGCCGCCGCTACTATCTGAACGGCGCTCATGCTGGCTTCCTGCTATATCTGTCGGAGCCGCTGGCGGACATGAAGACTGCCGACGCGATCAAGGACAAGCTGAGCCAGGCCAAGGGCGTCGGCAACTTCAAGAATCTGTTCGTCCATATTCCCAAGGGGAAGAAAGACGGCATCCAGATCATGCCGATCGCCGACGTGACGGCGAAGGATGAATTCACCAGCGTCAAGAATATCAGCCGCGACGATCTCTTGGCGGGTCATCGGACGCCGCCGCAGCTGATCGGTGTCATTCCGCAAAATACTGCCGGGTTCGGCAAGATCAGCGAAACGCGGGACGCCTATTATGAGACCGAGATCGTTCCGATCGCCCGGCGGATGCTCCGCGTTAACGCCTGGGTAGGCGGCGCGGCGCTCGCTTTCGCCGACTATGTTTGCACCGATGGGTCGATCATTCGTCAGGTCGGCGACGGATTTCAAAAATTGCCCAATCGCAATCAAGGTTGACGCCCCTTTATGACCATTCTCTCTCCACTATTTCCCCACACCAGTTTCATAAGCCGTCGTACCAAGAAGAGGCTCTCTGGCTGGCGTTCTTCGTAGATCAGCCAGGTTGTTCCACGCGACTGGAACCAGCGCGCGTACTGTACCGCGCAAGGAAGCCCCTTGGCATAGGCACTCGGCGTGATAAGCGGCGGGCCTTTTTGGAACTCCCAGCGCGGACTTCCTGATGGCAGCCATGTGTCTCGGGGAGATCGGGCAATAGAAAACACCCAATTCTGCCCCGGCGTGCATCCTAGGTTTTGATCCATGGCTTCGAAAAGAAAATAGCTGTTCCGTTTTGTACTCAGAACAGTAGCGGTGCCTACGCCGACGCAGGCGCTTATCCATCGACGACAATCATCAGGACCGAGCATCGCGCCTTGCGGCAAATCCCCTCCCCGCGTGTTCCACTTCTGGAAATCCTTAGTTGTTGCGATTCCGCGCACGCCCCGGCCTGATTTTAGTTCGTAGCCATGAAAGGTGACATAGAACAGACCGTTCGCATTCCTGACTATGTCAGGGGTTCCTTCAAACTGAGTTCCGCTCGGATCGCAGATACCTGGCTTATCTGCGCACATAGAACTCCATAGCATCCCTGCTTTTACAACTGGGTTGAGAGGATCGGCAACGAAGCGGCCGAGGGGGGACCTCCCCTGGCGTGTGTAGTGGCAGAGCATCCAGCTACCGGCATTGTGAAGTTCTAGGCATTGAGCGAGCATATGCCATGTATCGGACGCCGCATCATATATACTTGCGCCGTCCAAAATCGCGCAACCATCACCGCGTTTGCTATCACCTGGCGCAGCGACCACTGTCGGCGGAGTCCATGTTGCCCCCTCATCTGAGCTTGCCCGAACCACGGTCTGCATATTGTCAGTAGGGCACGCGGGGTTTCGTTGCGGCACGCCTGCCCGATTGAAGGCGTACCAGGTACCGCCATCGATCGCGAACCAGGACGATGTCTCAGCGTAATCCCCGCCCGGAAGTTTTGACCAATCGACCTTACGTGTCTCGACAAAGTGAGCTTTATCGGCCCAGAAATCGTCCAATGTGGGGGGCTGTTGAGCAACAGCGCCACAACCTGCCACGAACAGGATGGCCGCCCAAGCAACTCTGAAAATCCATTGATCGGTTCTTGGTAGCAT